CAAGGAAGAAGTTGAGCTGCGTGTTGTCGTCCGGAACGAATCCGGAGTTGGTGGTCTCGTCCAGGCTGTAATCGCGCATCAGGTCCGGCGTGAGGCGCATTCCTGCCAGCTTACGCATGGATCCTCCTACATCTGTACGTAGCTCGGGATTGCAAGCCTAACGTCCTCGCCGTCCGAGTGCGTCTTGACGACGTTGTTCTGCGACCTGATGACGTTGAACTTCTGGTTCCTGACGGTCTCGAAGTTGTCGTATGTGAACACCGGGTTCGTGTTCGTGTTGCCAGAGCCGGTGATCGTTCGAACGCCGATGCTGCCAGCCGCCGTGAGCGATGTGTCGGTCGTCTCCGCGTGCCAGATGCGAGGCTCTGTTGTTGTCGCCACCGGCCATGCCTTAGCCTTGAGCGATGAGCCCTGCACCAGGAAGCGGATTCCGAACACAGCGCTCGCAGCGTGTGTCCAGGGCAGCGTCACGGTCAGCAGGTCAGTCTGCGTTCCGCCAACTCGCTTCTGGATCGTCAGCGACACTGCCTGGTTGGTCTGGAACGCGATACGGGCATAGTAGGTGTTGTTGGCATCCGCATACCGAGCCACAGGACCCGCATACTGGGACGCTCCCGTGGCGAGCGCCGAGGACGACACGCTCACTCGGATGTCCTGGTCGGCGTGCGTTGCAGGAATCACCGCGTAACGAGACACGTTGGCCGAAGTGATGGTTACCGTTCCACCAGATCCGTTGACGTCGAAGTCTGTGCTGGATCCGCCGCTCGTGGTCCAGGCATCTCCGCTGTCGCTGGTTCCCCAGCTGTCCGATAGCGTTCGGGTGAATGTGTCGTACACGGCAGAGGCGCTCGCCAGAGTAAGGCGCGGAGCCCATATGTAGTAGATGTCGCTGGTCGTCGCTGCTGCACCGTACCTTGCGCGAAGCCGGTACTGGCTTGAGCTGGCAGGAGCGACGGCGGATGCAGACACGAACGTCCACTTCCTGGCCGGGACATCGAAGACCGATGCACCAGACGTCGACAGATACACGCCGGACGAGTCGTACCAGTCGGCCACGGCCCTGTAGTCGGACAGGCCATTCACCGAGTACACCCAGTAGCCCATGGCATAGGTGACACCCGGAACGATCGTTCCTACACCGGACAGCTCGGACAGCGGACCACCAACGCTGAAGCCTCCGGAAGGCGTGAACTTCAGCGATCCGCGAGCACGAGGATCGGGATGGACAACGTCGTCGCTCCAAACGCTGGAGCCGTTCTGGCCAACCCACGATCCGATGCCCGCATCGAACAGGACCTCGGAAGGAAGTGGCGGGCCAGCCGGTCCGAGCACCGTCATGACCTCACCGCCGAAGCGAACGTCGTATGGAGAATCGAACAGGTCCGACGTCCATTCGAACTCAGCGGTCGTGAACATCTCCACTTCGGTGTCGGTCGTCGTGGCCGAACCTGCGGACACGCATCCGGCAGTGTCGAGCCTGGAGTACGTGTTCTTCTCGCCATCGAGGAACACCTGCCCGGCAGTCCACGGCTCTCCGGGGACGCAGTTGAACGTGATCCGCCATTCCTCCGGGCCAATCGTCTCCGAGTAGCCCTGGATGATGACGTCCACCGGGCCAGGGCCGTGGTCTCGCGGGATGTTCAAAAGCCGGATCGTGTCACCGACATCGGCGCGCAGGATCTTGTGCAGCATCTGATAGACGCGCTTGTTGGCAAGGTCCAGCGTGATGCGCGTGTACCGGACGCCGTTGTACGTGCCGAGGTGGAGCTTCATGAACGCGGCGCTCTTGATTCCGTCGTTCGTGTCGAGGATGTACTCGTACTCCTTGTCGTAACGACCAACGCCATTCGGAGGCTCGTTGATTGACAGCTCGCCCTCGGACAGGACATATCGCGCCGGTGAACCGGTCCGCTTGCCCTTGGCCGTGACGTCGTTCTGTGTCAGCTTGTCGTCATCCACCGGCTTGAACGGTGCCCCGACAACACCATTGGTGAAGTCGAGCTCGAACACAGGAGCTTGGTTCCAGAGCGTGCTCTGTCCACGATGGTAGATCTCAAGGGCGTCTCGACGCTCCAGGAGATAGCCGAAGTTGGCGTCAGATGCGTCCTGGAGAAGCTGGAGAAGCTTCTGTCGCTCCTGGAGACTGAGCGTCGCCTCGTCCTCGGGCGCACCCGAGACCGATGCGGTGTATCCGCTCTCTGCACACAGACGCAGGATACGCTCGCTTGTCGTCTCGCCGGGGAATCCGAGATATGCGTTGTAGAATTCGTCGGCAGTCGGGTTGCCGCTGCCAGCCCAGTACGTCAGGAATCCGGCCGACATGGTGTTCGTATCGGTGCCAGCCACGGTGTAAACCATTGCATACTCGACCTTACGCAACGGCTTCATCGCGAACGGAACGCTGCCGGTCGTTTGGAATACTCCGTCGATGTACAAATCAACCGTGACCGAGCTGCCATTATCCGTGCCCTGAAGGCGGATGTGATGTGGCTCTCCGTCGAAGATCTCCGGGATGGAGTAGTTGGGCGACCAGATCAGACTCTGCGAAGAACCTGCATCGTCCTTGTATGTCCAGATGCCAGGGATCCACTGGCCGCTCGCTGGAGTTGCACCGTTGATGAATCCGAACGAGAGGCTAACCTGCGGACTGGCATCGCTACCGGAACCCTCGTCGGTGATGACGAACTGGTTGAACGGCTGAAACGGACCCGACAGCGTGAACAGCATGTCGAAGGTCCAGTCGAGCGTCGTGTTGCGCGGAAGCAGCCCCGTCAGAACGTTGTCCTGGTCCTTTACGGTCTGGTACACAGGCTCTACCCAGTCGCCGACCGATCCGCTACCGAACGCCCCAAGCGTCGCCCCATCGCCCGCGAGATCGGAGATTATGGGCGATCCGCCCACGAGCGAGTAGCCCTGCTGGAGGCCGGAGCCATCCGTCATCGGCCAGCACTCGAACGGCTGCTCGTTCGTCAGCCACCGGAGCAGTGCAGAGTCCTGCGGCTTGTTGCCAGAGTCCATCCGACGCGTGATGCCAGTGGGAGCGATCGACGTAACGACCGCGTTGCCGGTGAGGTCTCGGGACGGCGGCCACGCAGGGATCTCTCCAACGGACCTGTAGTATTGGTTGGAGAACGTGGCGACACCCGAGCGAGTCCATGTGAAGCCCGTGGCGTCGGTCAGGGACGACCCGCCGACGGCAGACTCGCCACCGTCGCGCGCTATGTCGAGATCGATCACCTTCTGGTCGCTGATGCCGTCCCACATCTGGAAGCCGTACACCTCGCCCCTGAATCGTCCAAATCCGGACGACGAGTCGGGCAAAGCAGACAACTGGTTATCTGCAACGTACAGCGGAGCAGAAGCAACTGGACGCGTACCGATGACCGATCCTACGACAGGATCGCCGATCATCGTCCATTCGTCTGCGTCGATGTCCTTGGAGTACCAGAAGCGAACGACCCAGACGCCGTCCTCGTTCTCGGCGTCCTGCGTCACGCGAAGGACGTTGCGCTCGCCATTGGCGAACAGCGTCTTGCCGGTGGACTTGGCATAGGTCGTGCCGGTGCCGGTCCACCAGAAGTACAGATATCCATCCTGGCCCATCGCGAACGAGTGCGCAACCGAGCCCGGCTCGAACCGCATCGTCAGAGCCTGCGGATTCGTCCAGTCCTCAGGACGCACATCGATACGAATGTCGATGTCGCCCGTGAAGTCGTATGCATCGTTGTCTGGAGTGCTGAAGCTGTACACGCCAGAGCTGGGGCATCCCAAATACGGACCACCTGCTTCCAGCGAGAGGCGGAACGGCGTGTTACGACCGATCTTGCCGTACAGCGGGCTCTCCGGATTGCGTGGCGCGTACAGCATGTCGCGACCAGACTCGAGATCACACTCGCATGACATGGGCTCGGCAGAGGTGTCCGACTCCGACGTGAGGCCTCGCGTGATCTGGATGTCAGATGTCGTGCGGACGGATGCCGAGTTCCACACGCCGTCGTAGAACAGCTCGCCCTTGATCGGGGGTGGCAAACTCGGCATCTCTCATCCTCCTGCGTACTTGGTAACGCTGCTTCCCGAGGTTGTGCGGACCGACTCCTGGAAGAACTCCCGGAATGCCCGGTTCCCTCCTCGGAACTCAATCACGAGCCCCTGGGCGCTGTTGTTCCCGGCCATGTTAAGCATACCCTGAAGCTTGCTCAGGGGAAGCACAGCCTCCTGCTCCTTGCCTTCGCCGATCATTGCCAGGGTCGGACCGGTGGTAACACCACCCGATGCCAGATATGGAATGTACGGAATGAACGGGATGTTGACTCCGGGAATCCTGTTCGCTCCACCGATCAGCTTGTTGACACCGTAAATGCCGTCATTGAGCAGCCCGATGATTCCGTTCAGAGACCACTTCAGGCCGGAGACGACACCGTCCCACATGCCATTGAAGAAGCCGCCGATCTTCTTCACCCATCCGGACACTGTGCTGGCGATGTTGCTCCACTGCTTGCTAACCCAGCCGGTGATGGCACCCCAGTTCTTGATGATGATGCCCAGCGGGGTGAAGTTGAAGAAGATGAACTTCACCATTCCGACAGCCCAGTTGAACAGACCGATGATGTCGTCCCAGAGGCCCTTGAGCCACGTCCAGACCGCGTTGAAGATCTTGATGGTCCACGTCTTGATCGTGTCCCAGTTGGCGATGATGAGTGCTGCCAGGCCGACGACCGCAGCGATGATCAGTGCGATGGGCCAGATCGAGAGCAGCCATGCAGCCGCCATAGCGATCGCGGAAGCCGTGGCACTGGCAGCCATCGCGATCCCGCTACCGCCCCATGCAGCAGCCGTGGCGATGGCCGAGCCAACAGCGGTCGCTGCTGTGGCGACCGTCTCGGTCCCGAACAGAGCGAACGTGCCGATGAGTCCGAACAGCGCCGTGCCCAGCTGTGACACAGTTCCGAACCAGCCCGACATGATGTCGGCGCTCTGCACATTGCGCTGTGCCTCGTTCAGGTCCAGCTGTGCGTTGCTGGCGTCGATGGTCGCCTGCTTGCCGTCCTGCGTCGCCTGCTTGTAGTCCTCGGTCGCCTGTGTGCTGTCGATCTTGGCCTGCTTGGCATCGGCGTCCGCCTGCTTCAGGTCGATCGCCGCCTGCTGGGCTTCCAGCGAGTTCTTGCCGTACTCCTTGACCGCGTCGTTGTAGTCCTTGGTCGCGGTCTTCTGGTCGAGCAGAGCCTGCTCCAGGTCGATGCCAGCCTGCGTGCCGTCGAGCTGTGCCTGATTCGCGTCGATCTGGCTCTGAGCCATATCGCGGTTGGCCTGCTCGACGTCGAGCGCGGCCTGGGCCACGTCGTTCTGTGCACGCTGAAGGTCATCAGCTCTCTGTGCACCCTGGTGGAACAGGTCGATGGTTCCGCCAACGATGTCGTCCATCGATGCGAATGCACCGGCGGCAGCAGCCGAACCGGCGGCCACCTTGCCGAGACCGCTGGACGACTGGTTGGCCGAGTCGCCAACGCCATCGAGATCTCCGCTGGCAGAGTTGGCGGCATCGCCAAGCGTACCCAGGCCCTGGCTCGCGCTGTTGAGCGTAGAGTTCGTGTTGCCTAGGTTCGCTGCGATATCGATATCGACGTCAGCCACGTTCCTCACCTCCCATCGACCTGTTGAGGCTCTTGATCGCCGCAAGCATCTGCTGAGGCGACTTCCTGCCAGACTCCCCATACGGAATCAGGAAGTCGGTCATCTTGAACTTACGACCCTTCTTGCCCCGGTTGGCATTTGCGATTGTCGCCGCAATGGTGGCTGCCTGAATATCGCCCCTTCGCCGACCGAGTGGACCGGACATCTTTTCGAATGCCATCCACTCGGTCAGCTCGGACGAATCCAACCGGGAATCCAGGTCGGCCACCGTCATCCCAAGGTGCTCCGCTAGTCGGAAGCGGAAGAGTCGCTCGGGGCGGCGTCGGAGTTTCCCTCGGCTTCCTTCATGGCGAACCGGCCCATGCCCGAGAGCTCCTGGACCTTGGCGGCCAGACGCTCGATGACTGCACCGTCCTTCTTGCCGAGCTCTCCGGCGGAGATCTCCTTGTTGGAGTACAGCCGCTCGAAGTTCTCGTCCACCATCGACATGCCGACGAGCTTCTCGCGATACACCTTGAGCGACTCGACCTTGAGCTGAGGGGTCTGGCCGTTGGCGACGACCGAACCGGCCTCGATGTAGCCCCGGTCCGCAGCCGACAGGGCCATGAGCCGAACCTCGCCGCCCCACTCGGGAACGTCGACGTCCTCCCACTTGCGGTCCACAGCCGCGCTGATCTGTGCCTTCGTAACCAGTGCCATGTCGCTCTTCCTCAGCTGCCAGCGGTGTGGGTGAGGACCGGCTTGCCGCTGATCTTCACGGTGACCGTCCTCTCCATCTTGTCGTCGTGCGGGAACTCGTCGCCGTTCGCGGTGATGAGGCCCTCGAAGTCCCAGGTCCACTCGTCGGCGGTCCCCGGAAAGATGACAACCTGGTAGTTGAGGTTGTTGTCGTTCTCGAAGTCGTCGTCGAGCGCCTGGATCGTGGCGACGTTGGGGTCGTAGTTCAGCGTGATCTCAACCTCACCGCCGTCCTTCAGACCCTTGACGAACTCGCGGTACTGGTCCGGCGAGTCGTGCGCGGTGACCTCGATGGCCTCTCGCTCACGGCTCGGACCGGAGATGTCCGTGCAGTTCGCGATGGTCTCGAAGGTTCCCGGCGTGTCGGTCTCGCGCCGGAACTCGGTTCCCCATGCGTCCTGTCCTGCCATTGCCTACACCTCCTGATGGATGACTACCTGGAATTGTACCGGTACGTGCCGGATCTCGGGGTCAGGGTCGAGCAGCGTCTGCAATTGGACGAACCTGAGCGAGACGATGTACCACGGGTTCGGGATCGCGAGCGAATCCCTCTGGTGATCGAGAATCGGAATGATCTCGTTCGCCACATCCAGCGCGGGCTTGAATCCTCGCGACTTAGACCAAGCATGAAGCGTGGCCATGATGTCCCAGCCGAATCCGCCGTGCCAGTTGTCAGGAGTTCCGAATACCTCGCCGATGGTCACCCACGGCTTGCTCTTGTTCTCCGGAACATGGTCGTACACAGGAGCGCTGATCACACCGTTGAGCGCGACATAGAGCTGCTTCTGCAATTCGTTGAAGGGCGACTCAGCAGTCGTCATTACTCAATCACCCCTTCGATTCGTCGCGCAACACGGGCGGGTCCATTTGCACGAACCCATTGGATCGTAGGACGGACATAGGGCTGGGCAGGAGCCCGGCTCGTTCCGTATTCGACATACTCGGCATACTCGACTCCGCGCGGTCCCACCGTCACGTGTAGGCCGCCGCCCTCCTTAGAGATCGAGTCGCGCAGCTTGCCGGTGTCCACGGGCACGACGCCCTTCATGTGTGCAACGGCGTCATCTGCCAGGTCGCTGATGGCATCTTCGGTTACACCTGCGATCCGATCCGCAAGCTGGTTGAGACGGTTCTGAGCAGCGCGTATTCCACGAGCCCTAATTCCCACGTCGTCCACCTCCTTGAGATCGCCGTTCCAGAGCGAGCAGGCCGAGCAGAGACCATGCCTGCGATTCATCCCACTTGCCGGCACGGGCTGCAGCTTCCGCCCGCTCACGCGCCTCCGTGGGGCCGATCGGCTTCTCCGCCGGAGCGGGCTTCTCGACGCCGGTCATGACAAGCTCTCCTGCTCGCTCTGGATGAACTCCACGTCCGCGCGGAGATACACGCCCGGTGTGGAGGGCTTGACGACGTTCATCACACGGAAACGATCCGAGCCCTGGCGATATTCATCACCGCGCTGGATGTCGTCGTCATGGTTCTGGTACACCTTGTGCGTCAAGGATGCACCAGCCTGCTGCGCCTCGAATTGCTCCCTGGCAGACGCCTGGTCAATCTTGACTCTGCGTCCGCTCTCAAGCAGGGCATAGGAGTATTCCACTCCGCCTTGCCCATCCGACACTTCAGACTTCCGATAGACATCAGCCGTCTGCTTCAGCAGGTGTGATACCAAGCTCATCCGAGATCACCTCGCGGGACCCAGGGGAAGCGCCCATCGAAGTCGCCGTTGTCCACGAGGATCTTCTCGCTCGGGGTCAGCGGGTCGATGGTACGCGTGCGCTTCCAGGAGAGCTTGGTTATCCAGCGCTGCGCGATCGGAGCCAGCATCGCGGAATCCTCCGAGCTGCCGCCCGACCCCGAACCGCCGGAGCCATTGGTGTAACTGTAGTCGCCGAGCGTCTCGCTCTGCTTCTCGGTGCCGGTGCCGAAGTCGTCGACACCCTGCTCCTTCTGCCACTTGGCCTGCCACGAGACGGCCTGCTTCAGAATGCGCAGCGTGCGCGGCTGCAGCTCTTCCAGCAGACCATAGTGGAGGTCCGTGAATAGCGCGATGATGGACTGCGCGGTGCAGCGGTCGCTCTGGCAGATCGTCGTTCCAGTGATGCTGGACGCCTCAGCAGGGGTAGCCCAGGTCTCAGCGCAGTCCTCGGCGGGAGTTGACACCTCGGCCTCCTCGGCCTCGTAAACGGGTCTACGTGGGAGCGTAACGAACGAACGGCCCGGTCCCGGGCGCGGGTACCGGGCCGTCGCTCGCAGGCCGTGAGATCGGAGCCTACGGCCTTACGGGGATCAGCTCAGGGCGGAGCCGTCGTCGACGAGGACGGCGAACGCCTTCTCGTGGCCGATGGCGAAGCCCTTGCGGACGCGGATCTTGACGTTGGCCTCGTCGGTCGTGGAGATCGCGGCCGGGATCGGCTGGGTCTCCACGGTCGAACGGTCGCCGACGATCAGGAAGTCGCGGTTGCCGAAGACCATGATCGGCGCACCCGTGGGCGCGGCGCTGGCCGTGGCGGACAGGCGGCAGCCGTTCGACCACCGGACGGGGATGTCGAAGACGGTGTCCGGCGTACCGGCGTCACCACCCTGACCCCGCACGAAGATCGGCTGGCCCTGGTCGTCCTTGATCTGGCGGAGCTGCTTGCGGAAGGTCGGGTGCGCGATGACGACCGACATCGACTCGTCGAAGTAGTCGCCGTCCTCGTACCGGCCCAGCGCCTCGGACAGCTCGTCGTACGTGACCTCGCCCGCCGTGACCGTGCCGACGATGTTGTCGTTGGCGGTGTAGCCGGTCGTGGCGTTGGTCTGGGTGAGCGCGTAGTACACCGAGGTGTACGGGACGGTGGGCGCGTTCTCCGCCGCCGACGTCGCCAGGGTGGCGTTGTCGAAGTACTTGGCGTAGGAGGTCGCCCAGTCGCGCTCCTTGGTGGCGATGATGTCCGCCGCCGAGTCGTTCAGGTCCTCCTCGGCCACGGTCAGGAGGCCGGTGTGCTTCCGGGCGGTCAGCAGGACGTCGTCGTTCTCGTCGTTGCTGGAGGTGTACTGCCCGGACTTGCCGAGAGTCTTGACCTCCATGCCCGAGGAGCGCGGCTCCTTCTTGGTCGCGGTCGACATGGGCGTGTGACGCGCCCACGCTTCCACGGCCGAGACCTGCGCGACGCGCTGGATGACGGCGGAGTCGGTCTCCTCCGGGATCCAGTCGTCGAAGTTGTCCGCCGCACCACCGGCGACGAAGTAGATCGGCGCGCCACTGGCGCGGTAGCCGACGATGTCGCCGGGCTCGAACTCGGTCCACACATCGACGGACGCGCGCTTGGCCGCGAACTCGGCCTTGCGTGCCGCCCAGTCTTCCATGGAGAAGTCCATGTGGGCTCCCTTCAGGGATTGTATCGGGTAAATGCAAACAGCCCCGGGTTGGGGTTGCCCCACCCAGGGCTGCTGCACGGCTGCAAAGCCGACGCTCGGGGCAATGATACCCCATGGAGCGGAAAGGCATTGGACTCAGTATTCGTACCCGGCCCGCAGCCTGTCCGCCGCCTGTTGTGCAGGCGTCTTCTTGTTGTTCATCCGGTCGGCGGTGTCGCGGATGTCACGAGCCTTGTACGTGTGCTGCTGAATGTGGCTCGCAGCCATCTGCACGACGCCATCAGGACGACTGGAATTGTCGCTCTTGGCGAGGTACGTCTCCGACATCTTGACGGCCCGATCGTGCAGAGCCGCCATGTCATCCAGGTACTTCTGTTCGAGCTCCCCGAGCGCCATCGCTTATGTCCCGTCTTGTCAGTCGCGGATTCCGCGCAGCCGGTCGGCCACCTTCTGCGCAGCGGTCTTCCTCTCCTCGCCCGCACCCTCGTCGCCGCCACCGGAGGCACCGGCCTTACGAGCCGAGCCCTTGCCGGTGCCCGTACCGGAGCCGCCACCCTCGCTGCCGGCAGCGGGCTTGCGCGTGCGCTTGGTCGTGGCCTTGCGCGGCCCGAACATCTCGGGCACGTCCTTCTTGAGTGCCAGCACCTGGTCCGAGACGTCGATGGTGCCGTCCTCGTCGTCGATGTCCACGTCGTTGACGTCGATCATCCGGACGAGCCGGTCCACCAGGGCCGGACGCGCACCCTGCGCCATGAGCTCGGCACGAGCCGCCATCTTGATGACGGTCGGCTTGAAGGCCTCCTTGCCGTCCTCGCGCGCCTTCTCCACGAGCTCGTTGATCCGGCGCTGCGCGGCCTCGGAGTCGACCTCCTTGCCGGCAGTCTTCTGCAGCTCTGCGAACTGCTCCTGAAGGGTGGCGAAGTCCTGCTCCAGCTTGGACTTGGCGGCCTCCGCCTCGCGGATCCGGGTGCCTCGGTTCTTGGAGTTCTTCAGCTTCTTGAGGTACGCCGCACGCAGACGCTTGACCTCGGCACGGAGCTCGTCTTCCGACTTGCCCTTGTCCTCGTCATCGTCCTCTTCGTCGTCGTCCTCTTCGTCCGACTCCTTGCCCTTGTCGTCGTCCTCCTCGTCCTCGTCACCCTCGTCGTCGTCCTCGTCCCCGCCGTCGGCGTAGAACACGGGCGAGAAGGGGTCCGTGGCGTAGGGGTGAGCCCACCCAGGCTCGTATCCGTCCACACCGGCAGCGGCCAGCAGGTCCAGGTCCGCACCGGCGGACTTGGCGGCCGACAGGCCAGGACGGAGAAGGTTGCTCATCATGCGGAAATCCTCACGGGTTACTTGTAGGAACGCTCCTGCCTCGTCCGAACTCGCCACGCTTCAGATCGCGACGAGCTCGTTCGAGCACGGTCTTGGGGAGTTTGGGATTGCCGTTGTTCAGCAATTCCTTCAGCGCTCGGATCCTGCTGGCATTGGATTCGCTCGGTAGTGAGAACCCTCTTGCTATGGACCTTTGCGCCTCTCGCTTGACCGCCTCTGGCAAGCTTACCTCACCTTCCTTAGCCCACGCCGGATCCCACGGCACGGGCCTGCACCGACAATGCGGGTGCAATGGAGGGCGAACTCCCTTGGCCTTTGAATCTCGCTGCTTGGGATCGAACGACTGGCCACCCTTCCAGTCCTCGCCAACCTTGACAATCTGGCCTGCATATGCGAGGCAATTCACGCATGCATCGCGCTCTGCCACCCACACCTCGTACTTGGCCTTGTTGGCGACGCTGGTGGCCTGCATCGTCTTGGTAACGTTCTGGTTCACAGATGTGGTGATCGTGGCCTTGGCGCGCCCGAGCACGTTACGAGCCTGGCGCAGCCCACCCAGAATGCCACGGAGCCCGAGCCGCTCCACAACCGGCTTGCGCAGGAGCTTGCGGAATGCAGCCTGCCCCTCCTTGATCGCCGCCTTGACTGTGGCACGTTCCTCGCGCAGAGACGGCTTGGGAGGCGCTACGCTGGGCGCTGCCGCATTGCCGCTGGCCGCCTTGACGAAGGCTCCGGCCTGCTCGTGCGCGGTCGTTACGGCGGAGCCTACGGCCTCGGACAGAGCCGAGATCACCGATCCCTCCAGACCCTTGAGCGCGCCATTGCTGGCGGACAGAGCCTTGCCGATGATCTCCGACAGCGGAGCGCCTTCACCCTTGGCACCCGACGAGCCGAACGCCTTGATCCAGTTGGATGTGGCCGACCCGATGGCCTCGTCGATCGCCTTGTAGCGCTTCTCGGTAGCAGCCTTGATCGCCTTGTCCTCGATGGACTGGATGGCATCGATCTGCTTCTCCTGCACCAGCTTCAGCAAGTCCTCGGTGTTGATCGGGTCGGCCATGGTGTCAGCCCTCCTGCTCCTCGGCGCGCATCTCCCGCGCGCCCCAGATACGACCGACGATGTCGGCCTTCAGCTTGACGTCGGAGATGTCGATCTCCTCGGTCTCCGCGATCTCCTTGAGCTGGGCGACGGTCAGGCCCTCCAGCTCGTCGGGGATCGTCGGCGTGTTGGGCGGCACGATGACCTGTGCGTCCGGGTCGTCGTGGGTGCCGACGTCGACGACCTCGTCCTCGGTGAGCTCCGGCTCGTCCTCGTCCGGGACCTCCAGGAACCAGACTCCGGCCGAGCCCTCCGGGCCGAACCGGGCACGCACCTCGTCCTTCTCGTCGCGGGTGAGCCAGTCCTTCTCCAGGATCAGGCCCTTCTTGCCCTTGGCCAGGAAGATGTCGATCGCCGACATGGTCATTCCCCTTCGGTGTTGTCCTCGCGGAGCCCGGCGATGTCGCCGAGCATGTCGTTGATAAGCTCATTGACGTTGGACATGTCGATGCCCAGAGCGGCAGCAGTGCCGAGCTTCTGCATCGCGTCGCCCATCGAGTTGAGCAGCGCCACGCGTCGTGTCAGCTCGGCATCGTTGGGCTGGCCAGATAGCCACGCATTGACCGTGTCCTCGTCGTAGCCCGCTTCGGCGAACGCCACTGCGAGCGGGATGCCGAGCTCGATCTTCTTTCCGATGAGCTCCAGCTTCTCCGACTCCGACACATACTCGATCGGCTTCCACTTGATCGAGATGGAGAGGTCGTCCTCCTCGGTGTCGTACATGAGCTCGTAAGCCATGTACAACATCTCCTTGAACTGTGAGTCCAGGAGCTTCTGCTGCCACTCGGTCTTCGTGTTCAGCCGCGCGTCGCGCTGTCGGATGGACTCGCCCGTGGGCGTGCCTCCGCCCGTGCTGTCGGCGGTGAAGTAGTAGACCGGCGTGTTCGTGGCGGCAGCCATCAGCTGCACCGCCTTCTCCAGCGGCTTGAGGTACTGGTCCACATCTGCGCTGTTGAACTGGCCCACCGAGTCGAAGCCCGACAGGTCCCAGATGCGCCCCGGGCCGGAGACCAGCTTGCTGACGACGTTCTCCTCCTTGTCGGGGATCGTGTCGTCCTGGCCGGACCAGTCGATGTCGTCGCCGCCCGAAGTGCCCTTGGTCTTGGCGAGCGCGTACCGCTGCGGGAAGGCGTTGAAGTCCGAGCCCGACACCTCGTTCACGAGGAACTTGGTGATCTGGTTCTGCGGGCCGTACGCCTTCTGGTGCAGCGGGCAGCCGTAAGGCAGGTCGTTGCGCAGGTGGATGAACGGGATCTGCTCCGAAGGATTGTCCACGTCCTCGACATAGACGAAGTCCTCGATGCCGCACTTGTTCAGCGGCGTCTCGTAGAGCTCGATGGTGCCGTCCGCCAGGTACAGCCACGCCCGCTTCTGCTTGCCCTTGCCAGTGGACAGCTCCTTGACCGCGTGCGTCTTACGCGACGGATTGAGGTCGTCGTAGAACACGCGCACCTTGAGCGGCGACTGGTAGCAGGCGATGATGCCAGACATCACCTGCTGAGGCTCGTCCTCGTCGGGCGCACCCTCCTCGGTGACGACCTGCTCCTCGTCGTCGTACTCCGGCCACATGAAGATGTAGGCGTCGCCGAACTTCTCGGCTGCCAGGATCGCGGTCTTGTGGACGAACTGAAGCTGGTTCGCCTTCCACACCTCGTCCTGGAGCGCCTCTGTGACGTCCGGGTCGTTGGTCTGGATGTCGACGATCTCCAGCTTCTCCACGACGGCATCAACCGGCACCGCACTCAGCACGGCCTTGTAGTTGATCTCCTTGCGGACCAGAAGGCGCTGCATCAACAGCGACTGGAACGGCTCTGCGAACGTGCCCTTGTAGAACTTGTCGGCTTCGACATAGCCGGGTCGGGCCTCGTGCAATTCCTTCAGCGACTGGCGCAGAAGCAGCTTGTTCGGCATTGTGGACCTCCTCCCATAACGAATTCATGCACAATTCAGCCTGGGTCGGAGGCCCCACTCAGGGCGTATTCGCCCCAACCAGGGCTGCTATTCGCGGGCAATGATACCGGTCCTGATATGCGTTATGCATATTCACCGGATCGAGCCCTGGGCTTCGGTGCGCCCTTGGGCGCTGAGAGAAGCTTGAGCACGGCATTGCCCACTGCATCAACAATGTCGTCGTGCTTGAGCTTGGGGAAGCCGACCATGTTCTCCTCGGCCTGCTGAAGCCTGGCCGTATGGAGCACACGCGTCGGGATGCGCTGATAGTAAGCGTGCACCTTACCGGCGCGCACCTCCTTGGGCTCGCTGTTGCTGAACAGCACCACCTTGACCGGCATGTCGTGCATTACCTCTCGCCAGAGCTCGCCGCCCTGGTTCGACTCCACCATGATCACCTTGATCTCTGGGTACATCTCCAGGATCTGCAGGATCTTGGCTCGGAGCGCCTTGCCCAGGAGCTTGACACCGACCGCGTACTTGACCTCGCAGCGCCGACGCGGATCACCAGGCTTGTGAGGCGTGGCGCCAACGACGGCCAGCCCCGTGAAGTCCGACTTCTTGTTGTCGGTCACCGCACCGTCGACGGACAGCACCGTGATCGCGCAGTCCACAGAGCCGTATGTGAAGTCATCACGCGTCCAGTACTGGCCGTCGATCGCGAGCGGGTTGTTCTCGTAGTTCTTGGCGAACGACCGGGTGTGGCGCACCGAGTTGAGCCAGTCCATCGGCCACTTCTCCGGCCACAGCGAATGCTCGTCGCCATCCTCGTCTATGACGATCGGCTTGAAGTGGTGGACGTTGAACTTCTCGGTCTTGATCCAGTCTTCGATCTCGTCCTCTGGCAGCTCGCCTCGCTGCGCCGCAGCGGCCTTGACCAACTGGTGTGTGATCGATCCGGGCATGGTGACGGTGCCAGCCAGGATGACGCGGGCTCGGATGTTGAGCGGCAGGATGGCGTCGGTCAGGGTGCCACGGCGCTGCTCCATCTGGTACTCGGAGTAGCTGGCCTCATCCGGCTCCAGGTCGTCCAGGATCAGCAGGTCCGGACGCCGGTCCTCCACCTTCATACCCAGGACGGAGACGTCTGCGCCTCCAGCCGCGAACACGAACCCCGACTGCGCCTGGTACAGGTCCTGCGTGTCGGACACGTTGACGTTGCCGCGCCTCTTCAAAGGCTGGCACATGTCCGGAAAGTCCATCTGGAGAAGCGGGTTCGCCTCCAGCTCTCGCTTGAACGAAGACAGGTGCTTCTTGGCCTGCGGCCCGGAGTCGGCGAACGCGGCGATGAATTTGG